GGCGTCCCCTCTCCCCGAATGTTGATCCGGATTTTTTCCACCAGGAGGTGTGATGGTGTCGACGGTTCATAGGCGCGCGGTGACGCGGATGTTGCGGGCGACGGGGCTTGCTCGAGTTGGGAGTGAGGCGCCGCTGGTGGAGCTGGTGAAGGAGTTGGCTCGGCAGATGGATGCGGATGGGGGTTCGACTCGGGTTCAGGCATCGTATTTGTCGGCGCTGAAGGATGTGCGGAAAGCGGTTGATGAGCAGCGTTCTCGTGCTGAGCGGATGACGGAGCGGGCTCAGGGGGAGGCGCGACAGGGCGATGGTGAGGATGAGTCGGGATCGGTCCCGCCTCCGACGGCGCTTGACAAGTTCCGGGACAAACACCTGGGAGCGGCATAGGCCATAGGGGGTGTCGCGATGTCTGAGGTGCTCCTTGGGGCGACGAAACCTCGCTTGTGGACTCGCCCGCTGCGGCCTCTGACTCCCGAGACGTCTCGCGGGTTCGAGGTCATCGACTTCGCCCGCGACATCCTGCACGTCAAGCTGCGCCGGTGGCAGGAATGGCTGCTGATCCACGCATTGGAGATCTTGCCGGATGGTCGGTATCGGTTCCGTCGGGTGACGGTGCTGGTGGCCCGGCAGAACGGCAAGACGATGCTGATGTCGGTGCTGGCGGCCTGGTGGATCTTCGTCGATGCGTGTAGGCATCCGGAGCTGGTGCCGCCAGTGAAGTTCAAGGTGGTCGGCGTCGCACAGAACCTCGACATCGCAGCTGAGGTGTGGACGCAGGTCAAGCAGTGGTGCAACCCGGAGCCGGAGACGGCCGAGGAAGCCGAGCTGATCGTGCCAGCCCTGCAGGCGGCGACCGCGTCAGTACGGGATGCGAACGGTGAGCGGGGGATCTTCGCCCGGTCGCGGGCGCACTACGAGATGCGGGCGGCGAAGAACGCGCGCGGGAAGCCGGCGGCGCGGGCCATCATGGACGAGGTCCGTGAGTTGAAGACGTGGGAGGCGTTCAACGCGGTCTCCCAGATCACGAAATCGTTCTGGTCGAACCAGACGTGGCTGATCTCGAACGCCGGCGATGTTTCGGCGATCGTGCTGAAGAAGCAGCGCGACGTCGGGCTGGCGCTCATCAAGTCCTGGCGCGAGTACGTTGACGCCGGCTTGCAGGCGGCCGAGGAGTGGGCGAACAGCAACGACACGTCGCTGGGCCACTTCGAGTGGTCGGCGCCTGAGAAGTGCTCGCTCGATGACGTGGACGGCATCCTGCAGGCGAATCCGTCGATCGGGTCTCCCGGGTGCGACATCACGGTTGCGTCCTGCCTCTCAGATGCGGCATCGATGGATGAGGCCGGCTACCGGACTGAGGTGCTGTGCCAGTGGGTGACGGCGAAGGTCGAGCCCTACATTGCTCCGGCCAGGTGGCGTGCTGGCGGGATCCCCGCCGACGCAGTGTCCGTGCGGCGTGGTGAGCGCACGGTCTGGGGCGTGGACACCGGCGCGGATCGGGCGTGGACGTGGATCTCGGCGGCGACTCGCCTGGATGGTGGGCGACCGTTCGTGATGGTCCGCACTCGGCGCGCCGGGATGCTGTGGGTCGTCGACTATCTGGTCGACCTGGCGGAACGGTCGGGGTCTTCCGAGGTGGCGCTGCAGACGAAGGGCGCACCGGCGATGGAGTTCGCCGAGCCGCTCGAGAAGGCGGGCCTGACGGTGATCCCCGTCGACGGGTCGCACATCGGACTAGCGACCGGCCGGTTCAAGGACCGGGTGCTGGATGGGCTGCTCGCCCACCCTGTGCAGCCGGACATCGACTTGGCGATTCAGGGCGGCGTGGTCAAGCGGTACGCCGAGAACTTGGCGTGGGACCGGTATGGGTCCCAGCCGGTGGACATCGCCGGCCTGGTGGCCGAGACGGTCGCCCTGTATGGGCTGGAAACGGTCACACCGCCGGTGCATGAGCCGGTGGGGCCGCCGCCGCAGGCGGAGATCGTCACCACGATCGAGGGTCCGGAGCTGGTGAATCTGGCCGAGGCGCAATTCTGAGGGAGGTCACGATGGCGGAGATCGGTTATCAGTCGGCGTCGGGACTCGCTTCCTGGGGTGTGCTCGCCGAGGAGCAGCACGAGTCGAACCCGGATCTGCGCTGGCCGGCGTCGATCGAAGTGTTCGACCGGATGCGGTCGGAGGATTCGCAGGTCGGGTCGGTGCTCGGTGCGGTGACGCTGCCGATCCGGTCAGCCGTGTGGCAGATCGACCCGGCCGGCGCTCGCCCGGAGGTCGCGGCACTCGTCGCGCATGATCTGGGCCTGCCGCTGCGTGGGCAAGAGACGACACCTCCGATTCGCACGGCGGGCCGGTTCTCGTGGCGGGAGCATCTGCGCCTAGCACTGCTGGAGCTGGTCTACGGGCACAGCTTCTTCGAGCAGGTGTACGAGCCGGATGGGTCGGTGGCTCACCTGAAGAAGCTCGCGTGGCGCCCGCCGCGGACCATCTCGAACATCGAGATCGCCGACGATGGTGGTCTGGTGGCGATCGATCAGTGGGGGACGATCGACACTCCGGGTGCGGTGCGGATCCCCGTCGACCGGCTCGTCGCCTACGTGAACGACCGCGAGGGCGGCAACTGGGTCGGACGGTCCCTGCTGCGGACCGCGTACAAGAACTGGCTGCTGAAGGACCGTGTGCTGCGCGCGCAGGCGCTCGGCGTCGAACGCAACTCGCTGGGCATCCCGGTCTACACGGGCGCCCCAGCGCCGGACTCCGCACAGGGGACAGAGCGCGAGGCATGGCTGAAGTCCGAGAAGGACGGGGGCTTGAAGCTCGCGACCGGGCTGCGCGCCGGCGCCTCGGCTGGGGCGTCGATCCCGAACGGGGCGAAGCTCGAGCTCGTCGGTGTGACCGGCACGCTGCCGGACACGTCGAAGCCGATCGACTATCACGACCAGCAGATCGCCCGCGCTGTGCTCGCGCACTTCCTGAACCTCGGTACACAGACCGGATCATGGGCGCTGGGGTCGACGTTTGCGACGTTCTTCACACAGTCGCTCAATGCTGTGGCGCAGCAGATTCAGGATGTGACGCAGCAGCACGTCGTCGAGGATCTCGTAGATCTCAACTGGGGGATTGATGAGCCTGCCCCTCAGCTGACTGTGACGCCGATCGGCAAGGACGACCAGGCGACGGCGGCAGCGATCCAGTCGCTGATCCAGTCGGGGGCCGTGATTCCTGACGAGAAGCTCGAGGCGTTCATGCGGGCCCGGTACGGGCTGCCGGACGCGGACCCGGAGACCGCCCGGGAAGCACCATCAACAGGAGGATCGAATGAACCCACTGGCCAAGCTGCTGGGGCGTGACAAGCGGCGCTTCGTCGTCGTGAACAAGGCGGACGCGGATGCGCCGTCGTCGGCAGACGTGCTGATCTACGAGGACATCGGCGAATCGTTCTGGGGCGACGGGGTGACGGCGAAGAGTATCGCCGCCCAGATCACCGGCCTGGACGTCGACGAGCTGAACGTGCGGATCAACTCAGTCGGAGGCGAGGTCTACGAGGGCCTCGCGATCCAGAACGCCCTGATCGCGAATCCGGCGAAGGTAAACGTGACCGTCGATGGGATCGCGGCGTCGGCGGCGTCGGTGATCGCGATGGCGGGGGACCACGTGTCGATGGCGCGGGGCGCCATGATGATGATCCACGATCCGTCGATGGTCGCGGTCGGCAACCCGCAGGACCTGCGGGACAGTGCGGACACGCTCGACAAGATCGCCGACTCGCTGGCGTCCACCTATGCGGCGCGCGCCGGCGGTGACGTCGCCGACTGGCGGGCGCTCATGCAGGCGGAGACCTGGTACACGGCCGATGAGGCCGTCGATGCGGGTCTCGCCGACGACACGGTGGACGGCCATCCGGTCGCCGCCCTCGACACTTCCCGCGTTCATGCGCGGGCTGGGCGGCCCATGGCCGCCGCAACGCTTCCAGCCGTCGAGCCGGAGGCACCAATCACTGATTCCGAAGGGGGATCCATGGAACACGATAAGTACGGCGGCCTGGTCGCTGGGCTGCGTGACCGGCTCGGCCTCGCTGATGCTGAGCCCGACGAGCTGCTCGCCGCGGTCGACGACATGCGGGAGAAGCTCGCAGCGAAGGCTGAGCCGAACGTCCCGGAGGGACTGCAGCTGGTCGACAGCGCGGCGTTCGCGGAGCTGCAGGCCAAGGCTGAGCAGGGAGCGCAGGCTGCGGCCACGCTCGCCGAAAGCCGCCGCGAGGCGATCGTCGAGGACGCGGTGCAGGAGGGGCGGATCGCTCCGGCGAACCGTGCCACCTGGCTGGCGCAGCTCGAACAGAACGAGGAGGGCACCGTGAAGCTGCTGTCCTCGCTGCCGAAGAACACGATCCCCGTCAAGGAGATCGGGCACGCGAAGGACGAGTCCGAGGAGGACGCGCTCTACGCCTCGATCTACGGAAAGAAGGCCTGACATGGCTGAGCATCTCGTCCGATTCCCCGCCGGCAGCAACATCACCTTCACTGCCACAACCGTGCTGACTGGCGGCCAGCTGGTGGAGGTGACCGGCGACCGGAAGATCGGTGTCGCCGGCGCCCTGTCCACGAAGGTGGTCGGCTCGGCATCCCAGGATGCCGCGGTCGGCGACCAGATCACCATCCAGGTGTCGCGGCGCGTTGACGACCTTGTGGCCGCCGGCGCTGTGGCAGCTGGCGCACAGGTGGAGGCCGCCGCTGACGGCCAGGTGCAGACGCACACCACCGGAGACGTCATCGGAGTCGCCCTGACCGCTGCTGCGGCCGGTGGCGACATCATCCAGGTCCTCGCGGCCTGAGAAAGGGAGATCAGAACATGCTGACCTATCCACTGTCCCCGAATCTGATCGCTGGTGACGCCACCGTCGCGCAGACCATCGCGTTCCTCAAGTCCCCGACACAGCTCGCACGGCGCCTCTCGGACATCCTCTCGGCCGAGAACTTCCTCGCCCACGTCATCCTCCAGCAGCGGTACACGATCCAGGGTGGCGTGATCGCCTACTTCGAGGACGAGACCGTCCTCGCCGACGGCGACCCGGAGACGGTGTCGCCCGGTGGCGACTACCCGACGATCCCCGTCTCTGAGGACCAGGCGAAGCTCCTGGCCGCGGGGAAGACGGGCTTCGGCACGGTCGTCACGGATGAGGCGGTCGGCCGTGAGGCTATCGCCCCGGTCGACCGGGCGCTCGGGAAGCTGGCGAACAAGCTGATCGCAACGTTCGACACCAACACGGTCACCCAGATCCAGTCGAAGGTTCCGGCCACGACGACCACGGCGTGGGCTGACGGCCTGTCGGTCCTGAAGGCGCTCGCCAAGGCCAAGGCTCAGATCAAGAGCCTGAAGAAGGGGTTCCTGGCGACCAGCCTGGTGCTGACCGAGCTGCAGTACGCACAGCTGCTCCCCCTGGTGCTGGACTACCTGCCCCGCGAGGGCGGCAACCCGGCGGCGTCGGGCGACTTCCCGCAGCTGCTCGGGGTGACGTTCCTCCACTCGGAGTTCCTGCCGGACAACTGGGCGCCGACGGTGATCGACGCCACCAACCTCGGCGGTATCGCCCATGAGGCGATCCCCAGCCCCGAGTTCAGCACGGTGCCGACGGCTGTGAACGCGGATGCCTCCAACGTGGAGGTGGCGCGTGAGCGCGACGGCAACGACGCGACGAAGATCCGGGTACGCAAGGCCGACATCCCTGTGGTGCGGAACCCGACTGCGGGTCTGCAGCTCACCGGGACCGGGCTGTGACCCGGTATCAGGCGACGGCGGCGATCCAGGTCGACGTCGGTCATCGCGTCTTCATCGTCCATCGTGGCAATGCGCTCCCGGCGGGGGTGTCGCCGACAGTGGTCAAGCGGCTGCGGGGGCTGGGTCTCATCTCGAAGATCGAGGAGCCGGCGAAGCCGGACTCGGAGCCCACAACGGCCGCCGAGGAGCCGGCAAAGCCGGAGAAGTAACGAGGAAAGGGGGCGATCGTGATCGGACCAACGGATCTCGGCATCGACGACACTCGGCTGGCGCGCACCGTGATCGCGGTGGCCCGCACGATCGCCCCCTGCCTCGACTCCCTGGCGGGGGATGCTCGGGATGATGCGATCGCGATCCTCTCGGGGGTCGCTGCGGATGCGGAGAACGCGCCGCGGAACGTCACCTCGCAGAAGGCCGGCACTGCGTCGGTCACCTACGGGACGGTCCGGTCGCTGTTCACGGATGACGATCGGGCCGCACTGCGGGCGCTGTGCGCTGCACCTGGCGTCCCAGAGTCCGCAGGGCACCCGGTGGGCCGGTTCCCGTATGAGAGCCGCGCCCTGGGCGCCGTGTGGCCGGAGAGGTACGACGAATGAAATTCCCCGACCCATTTACGCGGGTTCGTGCCGCCCAGGTGCCCGACCCATACAACCCGTCGTCGCCCGGCGAGGACTGGACTGCGGCTTCCCGAGTCGACCTGGCCGGCTGGTTCGACTCCACAGTGTCCACGGACCAGGTCGACCCGGTGCGCAGCGAGACGCTGACCACCACCCAGCTGTTCCTCCCGACATCGGCGGACGTGCAGCGCGGGGACCGGGTCGAATTCCAGGGCGACACCTGGAAGGTGACAGGTTTCCCCCCGGCCCCGAAGAACCCGTTCACGGGGTGGCAGCCGTACCGGGTGGCCGCCCTGCAGCTGGTGGTGGGCTGATGAGCAAGGGTCAGACCGAGGTCAACTTCAACGAGTCGTTCTTCGCGCAGATCATGAAGTCGGCCGGCGTGGAGGCGATGACCAAGGCGAAAGCCGAGGAAGCGCTGAAGATCGCCCAGTCGACAGCCCCGGTCGACACGGGAGCGTACCGGGACGGCCTCGGGGTGAAGAAGGTGTCGCACAAGTACCGCGACACGTACATGGTCGAGGGCACTGACGCCAAGACGCTTCTGGTCGAGGCGAAGACCGGCAACCTGGCGCGGGCGCTGAAGGCGGTGAAGAAGTCATGATCGTCACTCCGCCGGACCTGGAGCTGTGGCTGTGTGGCTACCTGCGGGCCGTCCTCGGCTCTGCGGTCGAAGTGTCGAACAAGGAGCCGGCGAAGCTCACTGTGCCGCTCACACGGCCGCTGGTGGTCATCCGTGACGACTCGGGGGCGAAGCTCTCACCTGTCACATTCGACCGGTCCATCGGGGTCTCTGTCCTGGCGGGGTCGAAGCAGAACGATCTGCCGGCCAATGACCTCGCCCGCCGAGTGTTCGGGATACTCACGGATGATCCGGGGATCCTCACCGCCGCCCAGTCTCCGATCGCCGCGATCGTCGACGCCGGGTGCAACGGGCCCTACGCGGTCCAAGAGGACCAAGACGTGGCCCGACGGTATCTGACCGTCGGGTACACCATCGTCGGCGCCTGGTAGCGCCGGCCAGCACACAACAACACGAGCCGTCCCTTCGGGGGCGGCTTTTCTAGTTAAGGAGCAGATATGGCTGTCGATACCGCCGGGAATGATCTCTCGGCTGTCGCTGTCCCGCTGACCGGCACGCTCGGATACGCCCCGGTCGTTGCGGAGAACGTGATCGCGAAGACGGACCTCGGGGCGGCGACGCTGGATGCGCCAGCCGCGTTCAAGATCCTCGGGCTTGTGAAGTCTGACGGTGGCGCGCAGGACGACCACGACAAGTCGGACGATACGGAATTCTTCCAGGACGGGTACAAGCTCTCGGGAGATGCGACGCTGACCGTCGAGGTGAACCTGGCGCAGTTCGATGCGAACGTCCGTGAGCTGATCCATGGGATCGCGCCGGATGCGAATGGGGTCATCGAGGTCAAGAACGCGACCCCGGACACGACGTTCATCCTGCTGCACGAGACCGTCTACAAGAACGGGTGGATCCGCCGGCGCATCGGCGTGGCCCGGATCTCTGAGGTGAAGCCGGATCAGGAAGAGCGCGGCAGTGTCTTCGGCAATGACGTGACCTTCGAGTGGGTGCGGCACGATCTGTTCAACAACGCCTTCTACTGGGAGGCGCTGGTACCCCAGTCTGGTGTGCTCACTGTCACGCCGGCGTCGGCGTCGATCGCTGTCGACGGGACGCAGCAGCTGACCGCCTCGCAGTCGGGTGCGACTTGGTCGTCGTCGGATGCGACGAAGGCCACGGTCTCAGCGTCGGGGCTCGTCACGGCGACGGCAGTGGGCACGGTGACGATCACCGCGACCGTCGGGTCGAGCAGCGCAACCTCGGTCATCACCGTCCACGCCTAACCAGGTCTGGGCCGGCGGTGTCATCGGGTCGCCGTCGGCCCACTCAACCCGTAACCCGACAATCCCGATAGGAGCATGGCATGACTGCACGCAAAACCACGCCGGAGTACGACTTCGACCACTATGACGAGGAGGCGGCGCTCGCGCGTCTGCGCGCCGAGACCCGGATCCGGTACATCATCGTCGAACGTGACTTTGTGGCGAAATTCCCGGACGGCAAGATCATCCGCATCCCACTGAAGCTGTCCCTCGACCAGGTGAACAAGTTGTCGGCCGAGTTCGACAACCCGCTGGATCAGGTGTCGTCGCTGCTGGAGCAGATCGGCGACGGGTCGGCGGCTGCCGACTTGAAGGCCCAGGACCTGCTGAGCGCGGTGGATTTCGCCGCAAAGTACTTCGAGGTACTGCAGAAAGTCCAGGGCGCGACGGTGGGGGAAGCCGGTGGCTCGCCGGCCTGATTGGCGAGCACAAGAACCTGATCATCCTGGACCTCCGCGACCACGGGGTGTCCCTGTTCGACCTGGGGGATGGGCTGCGGTGGGGTGAGGCGATCGCCATCGTGCAGGCGTGTCTCGGGGATACGAGGACGCATCTCGGCGCGGACGCTGCTGGCCTGGTTGCCCCGCTGTCGCTGGCGGAGATCGCCCAGATCGCTCAGGCGACGCAGGGGAAGTCCGATTTCATCTGGGCTCGGCGCCCGGACGCACCGGATGCGGCCGATGTGCAGCGGGGCCGCGAGATGCTCGCCACCCGGTCAGCGTTCCGCCACTCCGCGGGATTCGAGCAAGCCGTTCAGTAGATCAAGAAGTGGGTCACAGCTGGTGAGGCCTCAGAGCCTCCAACATTGCACTCCATCGTCTGCTGCGCCTCGACGCCGTACTGATTCTTGATCTTGACGAGCGTCTTGAACGTCCACTGGTCGTCGGTGAGGGACGAGTTCATGTTGCCGACGATCCACCGCGGCTTGAAACCGTAGGGGTAACGGGAAGACCCGGCCGACTCGCACGTGAGCATGGCGGTGCTCTGAGTGAGGCCCTGCGTGTTCGCGGTAGGCGGCGCGGGTGCGGTTTCGGTCTTGTGGACCCTGATCGTCACCGTCGACCCTGGGGCGACCTGAGTGTCCGCAGCCGGGTCCGTGCTGTCCACTGTCCAGTTGCTTCCCGCGATGACGGTCTGGTCGCCACCGTCGTATTTCCCGACGAGTCCGAGCTTCCCGAGCGCGGTGGCAGCGTCGCTGCCGGTCTGTCCCGTCAGATCAGGGACAGCAACCTGCGTTGTGGAAACCGCGGGTGAACTCTCCGCTTGCGGGCTTGCGGCACCGCCACCGACCGCACCTCCTGCTGTACCTGCAATCCCGACGACGACGGCTGCGCCGACGATCGCCCAGATCCACCAGATCTTCCACCACGGCCGCTTGGCCGCCTCGCTGCGCCGTCCTTGAGTCATGGGCCCAGCATAGCGAGCCCTGAAAGTCAGATTGGAGGTTCCCCCATGTCCGCTGAGGTCGGTTCCGCGCACATCTCCATCTTCCCGGTGATGACCGGGTTCAAGTCACAGGTCTCCAAGGGTGCGAAGGATGCCGGCAGTGCGGGTGCGGAGAGCTTCAAGAGCGGGTTCAAGGGCGCCGGGGCGAGCGCAGGCAAGTCACTGGGCTCGGATCTTAAGAGCGCGTTCTCCGGGGCGTCGGCCGGGCTT